GTCTTTATATGTAGACTTGATTAAAATGCTTTCGTCTTTCGGTAGTTCGTAAAGCCAACTCGAACTTTCCGAAGGGTTGTAGTCGAAAATCATTTTCGTTTCAGTTCTCATATTAAATTGCTGAAAGTCTTCGAACCATAGTTCATTAGCCTCATTACACCAGCCGATATCTCGTTTACGTCCTCTTATCTTTTGCTCGTCGTCAACGCTGAAGAACTCAACTAAAGAACCATTGTTAAAACGGTAAATGTTTTCTGACATATTATGGCTCGTCTTTTCGTACAAGTCCAAGTCTTTAAGGACTTCAAAGAAGTCACGCATTACGGTTGCCCTCAAAGCGGGAAAAGTTTTTCGAACTATACTAACAACCTTATTAGGGTTTTGTAAGCAATAGACAATAATAAGTTGGCAAAGTGAATAAGTCTTGGAGCTACGAGAACCACCTTGATTAACTATAAACCTAATTGACGGGTCTTGTAAAGCGTCAAAGTTCTTTTCGAATATTACTGTACTATTTATTTGCAACTGCGACATTAAAAGCCTCCATTAACATTTGTAACTGTCTAGGGTCTCTTGCTACCTGAATACGGTCAATTGTAACCTTAACACCTTTTTTCTTTTGTATATAAGTTTCAACCATTATACACATTAAATCAATCTGCTCCACCCCTAACGATGTTTATCTTAATCTCGTTTAGTTCTTTGCCGTTTGTGGTTACGTCCGTCTTTTCGGTAAGTCCGTTTAGTCGCTGAGTTATTGACGGGTTAAACTGTCCTACCATACCGCCTTCGATTTGGTCCTGACGTATTGCTCTTTTAATGCGTGAACAGATGTTCATATATTCAAAATACAAACCGTCTTGATTTACGAAATACTGATGAACACAACCGATATTATTTTCGCAATAATTCTCGAAACCTTCCATTGTTAACGGTGGTGTGTGCCATTCGGATTTTACTCCCGTTGCGGTTGCTTTTTGAATTTCTCGAGGTTTTAAGTTCTTTTTGTACTCTTCGAATAGTTCCCACATTCTTTCGGGGGTTTCTATGTATTTCTTTTTACCCATTTTATATTCGTGTTTTTATAGTTCTCCTAATTCTTTCAATTTACTTTCAGCCCACCTTTTACCAGCAAGACCACCCCAAAGAAGGTACGAAATGTAACCACAGCTTTTTGTGTCTCCTTTTTCGTAGTACACCTCAGCACGGCTTAAATATGAATACATCCTCTTTATCGTTTCGACGGTTACCTTTTGCTTTTGGGCTAATTGTTGCGCTCTCACTTTCCCGACTTGGGTTGCACATCGGTTATTTACTTTCTCGTTTAGTTCTATACCTCTCTTTGCATTGTTTGAAACTGCGTCGGGGTAATCATTAAAACTTTCCGCAAAGTATTCTTTTATCTTATCTTGAGCCGTTAGTCTTTCGCTGTCCCAAATGGCTTCGCAATATGCTATCCTTTGTTCTTGGTTAGGGTATTCGTCTTTTGCTTCCGACATACATCTATTCAAATAAGCGTTCTTTGTTTCTTCAGGTTTAGGAATGGGCATTTTGTGTTCTTTTAAAGTGGTTTAAGAATTCGTCTTCGGTAACTTCCTCTATTGCTATGTAGTATTCTAAGTCTGTTAAATAACTTACATAATGGTGTCCGTTTTTTCGTAGTAACTTCTCTAAATTTTCGGCAATAGTTACCATTTTCTCACCAGTGTCGATAATATAAAACTTACTCATTGGTTTTCCTTTTACGTTTACGCTTAGGCTTTACAACCTCTTGCACCTCTTGAATTAATTCAGGCTCTTTAATAACCTCAAAAATAAAACTAAATCCGTATTTTTTTAGCTGAGGTATCTGTTCAGGTCTTATTCTATCGACTTCAATAGTTCTAACGCCTAAAATTGGGTCAGTAATACTAACCACGCATCCTTTATATTGGTCTTTTATTTTTTCCATTTCTCAAAAGTGCTTACAAATATGAATAAAAGATAGCTTATTAAAGCCACAGCACCAAATTTATTGGTTAAATTATAATCATTAAACAAACCAACTGCAAAACCTACCGTTGAAATTAGTGTAATTAAGGCTAAAAAGTTACTCATATATTATAATGTATTTAATTTAATTCGTGTTTTTCTAATAATTGCCTAATATCCTGTTTCATCTCAGTAATTAAACCGTGAGAACTGAACTCTGAAATGTTAAAGTGTTTCGCTATTGACCTTGTTGTATTGTAACCCTTGTCGAAATACGTTTCAAAGAATATCTTTTTTACTCGGTCTTTCTGTTGGTTTCTGTAAAGCTCTAATGCTGCTCTATAATTTTGGATTTTTAACTCTTCTTGTAAATTGATTAAAAACTCGTCAACTGTTTCGTCTTTTAATAGGTCAAAGTCTAAGGAATTAACCAACTCTTTTTTGCTTTCAGTACCATTCCAAATTATTTCGCATTTGATTAAGTGAAATAAGTAGCCTTTTATTTCGTGTTCGTGTTTTATTTCGGGGTTAATTTGTAGCATCTTCAAATAAGAATTACTAATAACCGTTTGAACTGACAATCTAAGTTTTGACCGCTTAACAAAATACGAGGTGTATTTTAAGACTTCGTTGTAATTACTTTGTAGATACGTGTCAATTAAAACCTTCATACCATTCTAAAAAGTCTTTAATGTATATTTTTCTATACACCATACCGCACATACAGTTATTTTCTGAGCCGTTTAAAACACGGTTTCTAATCTTTTGAAACTCTTTTGCAACCGCTTTTGAATATCTCGACTGCTCAGGTAAAGATTTTATCTTTTCAATATACGTTATTTCAGCCTCTGTAAACATAGATTTAAGACAAAGGTAAGTAAAGATACTAAACAAGCCGTAAAAATGTCTCCAGTGTACGCAAAAGCACTCCAAAACGCAACGCATTTAACACAAGACAAACCGCCGTGAATCCAATTAAGATAAAAAGACGGTTTAAACTGACCGAAAATGTTATCGATAAAATAGTGAATTGGTTCGAATTCGCACCACCACCAAGCAAAGGATATTAAGTAAACTATTGTCATTCGTTAGGATTTAAGTCACGTATAGATTTTTTAATTTTCTTTATATTAGTTCGTCTTCGTGTTCGATATTGACGAAAATTTAATAGTAAAAGTTTTCTAATTAATCGGTTCATTAGTTCAAATATACAACTTTTTTAATTCTTTTAACTTTTCCTTGTAAATCGTGTTTATTTCTTGGAGTTCTTCAATAGTCCATTTCTTTTCAATTTTTGCCTTTAAATCTAATTCATTCAATTTATCAATTCCATATCTTTCTATAAAACTTAAACGATAATTATTAATATCACCTGATTTATCTTTATTGCAAGGTCTTGAACATTGTGCGTTTACATTAAATTCATTAAATCTAACATTAGAATGACCACCAGCACTCCATAAATGACCAGCGTCAATATTACCTTTTTTTAATTTTTGACCACACGAAATACACATTTTATCCTTGTCACGTTCTCTTATAAAAGCATTAAAACTTTTTTGAGTTTTTTTAATCCAATCTGTTTGAGTATATAATTTTTCTTTTAATTTTTTCTTTCTTTTTTCCCACGCTATAAGTTCAGCTTCAAAAACAGCCTTTTTAATACATTCATAATTAGTACAGCATTTTTGAAGTGAGTTGTAAGGTATAAATTCCCCTTTACAGTAACGACATTTTTTAGGCTTCATTAAAATAATGTTTGTTGTGTTAAATAAGGTTCAAGTCTTTTATTTGCTAAATCAACATACTCTTGTGATAATTCACTTCCTATCCAATTTCGCTTATAAATATGCGCCATTTTAGCTGTTGTCCCACTTCCCATAAAACAATCATAAACTAAATCATCTTCATTGCTCCACGTATATATATGGTCGCTTACTAATTTCTCAGGAAACATTGCAGGATGTTTAAATGCGTTTTTATCTGTTGTAGTTTTACCATAACCGCATTCATAAACCCAAACATTTTCTTTTATTCTTGTATCTTTTCCGGTTTCGTATTTATGTAATTGAATACTACCATCTTTTTGTCTTGCACCTGTACTTTTTTTAATTTCTCCGGAAGTTTTAACTCTTTTTAAATTTGTTGTTTTTGGATTTCCTTTAGATAAAACAAACATATACTCAAATACACCAAAATATCTATTTGATGGTGGAAATGGAAAACTGTTTTTTTGATATATCATTGTATCGTGTAAGTTAAATCCACATTCTTTAAAAAATAATGCTTGTTTAAAAGAAGTGCCTGTTTCACTTCCATTAATTGTAGCATCACCAACAATCCAAACTATAACACCTCCATTTTTTGTTACTCTATAAAGTTCTTTAGCTATATCCTCAAAAGGAAATGAATAACCGTTATAATCTCTCAAATCATCATAAGGTGGACTTGTTACAGTTAAATCAATAAAATTATTCGGCATTCTTGCCATTGTTTCTAAATTGCTTTCGCAATAAATCTTGTTTAATTCTAAATTATTCATAAGCTCCAGTTATATTATTTCTTTTTTCATCACTTGCTTTAACTTCTGTGTAGGATTTCAAAATATTTGTTTTTCCCACTATCTTGAAAGTTAAAATCTTTTTAATTATCATTTTTTTATAAATAGTATCTCCTTCAGTGAAAACAACTTCTTTTAAAGTCTTTTCTTTTTTACCATCAATTACGACAATATCTCCGTATAAAATATTTTTTTTAATCATAAACTTCTTTATAATCGGTTAGTTTTTTCTGTGTTTCAAGTAGTTCTATTTGCATCTTTAACGGCTTGTTTAATACATTCGTAATTGGTGCAACATTTTTGTAGTGAGTTAAACGGTGTGTATTCTTCTTTGCAGTAACGACATTTTTTAGACTTCATAATCAAAAATTGATGTTTGTTTAGTGTCCGACTTTTTGTAGATATTTAAAGCGGTTTCAAATATTGTTTTTCCAGCTTCATAATCGACCAGGTTACGAGCAATTTTAATTAAACTTTGTTCACCTTTATAATCGTTAATGTTTATTTCATGAATATCACAAAGCTGTTTTAATTCGTTTTTTGCTTGGCTTACAATACCACTTATATTTCTGTTGCTTACAACTGAAGGTAAATTAAAATTAGTCCAATACAAATGCCTATCTCTTTTTTGTGCTGTTATCAATGGTTCGTAATAAGGAATCACATTTTCAACTACAAATTTACCGTGTTTGTAATAATGCTGTAAAAATAATATTTCTTCATAAAGTTTTAAATCCGGATAAATTGGCTCTGTTGTTGTGTCGTAATTTGAACTATTCCAATACCTGGCTCTTGAATGGCTCGGACACGGTGGCGAACTCCAAATAAAATCAAACTCTTTAAAGTGGTCTAATAAATATTGATGTGCGTCCGCAACAATTACATTGTCATCTGGAAAACGTTCTTTATAAAGTCTTGCAAGTTCCTGGTCCAACTCAACCGCAGTAACTTCTATTTCAATATTTGCATCTTTTGCAACCTCATTCCATTTTGCCCTATTACCCCCCAAGCACGCATATAAATTTAAAATTTTGTATTTAGTCATAAGTCTCTTTATAATCGGTTAATTTTTTCTGTGTTTTCATTAATTCTATTTCCGTGTTTTGTAACTTAGTTTGCAAGGCTCGATTTTCACTTACTAAGTGGTTTAAAACCAATCTGACGTGTTCAAGGTCTTTTTGTTGCTGTTCTATACCTTCGCTTTTTTTAGGCTCTAAACGTCTTCTAAACTCTAGTTTATTCCAAGTTAGATTTAAGTTTATAAAGGCGAGGTTAATTGCTATTTCTTTATCCATAGTTAAAAGGGTAAATCAAAATTAGTATTTATTTTTATTCCGTCTTTTCGTTCGAGTGGATTAATACCAGCACAAGTGAAACCCGTTCCATATTCGTATTTAAAACGCACGGCATCGTTTAAAGGCGTGGGCTTACCGCCGGTCTCGGTCTCTTTGATTTTCTTAACATGAACGTGAGTGTACATCCAGTTTAAAGGGTCGGCAACATATCTATGAATTACAATAAAATCGTCGGCTCTATTTCCCCACTTACCGCCCCCTTCAGCATCTGCCATATTCGGAGGCATTGGATGTCCTTCGAAGTCGCCTTCTTTGTGAATCTTTCTTAAGGCTTCGGTTGCTGCGTGAACACATAAATAAATAGTTGTGTTCGTTTTTTTGGCAAATAATCTTAAACGGGTAGCCATTTCGTAGTCATATTCGTGAGAATTACTTCCTTTTGGTCTTATAAATGAATTGTGAGGGTCAATCATTAACACATCGTAGTTACCTAACTTTTGAACTTCTTGCATAAATTCTTCTATTGTCCAAGCCTTTGAGGTATCTATAAAGTCAAAGTGTAATTCAATGAATAGTTTAGCCGTTTCAAGTTGTTGTTTGTCTATTTCTGTTATCTTTTGACCTAAATACAACTCTATTAAGTTACGTTTCATACCTGTTACCGTGTTTTCAGCACTATAAATTAGGTGTTTAAGAGAGTGTTTCACACTCAAACAAAGAAGGTAGTACAAAACAAAGTAAGTTTTACCCGTGTTTGCGTGTCCTAAGATTATATTAAAAGACGCTTCTTTAAACCTTAGGTAAGTATCTAAGTCTATACCTATACCCTTACCTATTGGAACTTCGTTCCTCCTAAGCAACTCTAAAAAGTCGTCGTTTTGTCTATGGTTAATTAACATTAGTCTAGAATTACGTATCCGTTAATATCGATTTTAGGTTGTCTAAGTGGTTGTTTATCATTAACATTTTCTTTTTCTTTTACATTATCTTTCTCTTTAGGTTTTGAGTTTGATAACCACTGGTTTTCATTTTCTAAACCACTGGTTTTTTGTTTTGGTGGTCGACCCCCTTTTTTACCGTCTTTATAACGTTTATTATTTGAATCAATAAGAGGTTGAATAAGTAGCCAAATAACTTTTAAATGATTAGGTAACTCCATTTCATAACCTAAACCATAAGAACAAATTTTATCGTACATTATTAACTTGTCGTTATCTTTCAGTAATTTAATAGCCTCAAACCAACTTTCATAAAATACAAAACCGTCTCTTTTTTCCATAATTTTTAATTTTAGTGCAATAAAAAAGCCCCTATTCGCGTCACGGCTTCCACCTCGTGAGTTGAATAAAGGCTCAAATAATCCTTTTCAGGTTCTATAACGTGGAAGCGAACCTACTTAATAATAGTAAAAAAGTTATTTTGTTTTTTTATCAAATCTTTCGCACCAATTAAACCACTCTTTTAAAGTCCATACTTGATATATTGCTTTAGGGTCAACATCCGCTTTTTTAATCGCGTCTTCAGGTGAATAGGCTTGTAATATCTTATAATCATAAACACCCTGAATATAGTATTGTATTCTATAAGGTTGCATATTTCAAAAAGGTAAGTCAACTTTTGGTGTGTCCGTCTTTTGGTACGGTTCGCTTAACTTCGCGCTGTAAAATTTACCGTTTTTACCGTCTCTTACCCATAAAGCAATCTCGATTTCTTCACCTTTCCAGTTAATCTTTCCTTTCATGTCTGGCTGGTTATCGTTAGTTTTTTCATTCTTGAAAATTGCGCCTGTGTTTTCTTTCTGTTCCATTTGTTTTTGTTTTAAATTTAAGTAAATTATTTTAATTCTCGTTTTAATTTTTCAATGTAAAGCGTTGCATCCATCAACTCCTCTTGCAAGTGGTTTAACCATCCTAACAAGTCAACGTCGGTACGGTCTAAATTAGTTCCGTATTTCTGTTGTCCGAGTTTTGACCGTTCCCAATATTTACCGAGTACAGCTAATAATACTGTGTCTTCGTGTTGTATGCTTTCGTTTGTTATATTCATTTTATTAACTGGTTAAAATATGCTTTACAATATTGTATTCGTGTTTTCATTTCTTCAATTACTGCCTCGTTGTATTCAACGTGAAAGGCTTTTACTCTTCGGTCTTTCGGTATATGGTCGAAATTATGAGAAGCCATAACAGTTCGGATAGTTTCTTCAGAGGGTTCAATCTCGTATTTTCCCCACGCGGTTCTTCGTATTTCATCGTTAACAATTTCTTCAGGTGTATTAATTAAACAATAACTTATTAATCCGTGTTTCTTTCCAGTGAGCCACATATAGCCCATTACTTGGTAATAATAGTCTTTATTCGGAAGTTCGTCTTCAAAAAACGGGAATGTTTCACCTGACCAACTCGACTTTACGTCAACTATTAAATTATCGGTTATTATGTCGGGCGTTCCTTTGATAAATTCGTTTTCGAAATACTCATCGTTTTTTGTTATAAAACCAAGTTCTAATACCTCTTCAGTTAGTTCGATAGATTTATCTTCAACTTCGTTACCTTTGTCAGTATAACGGCTTTTAAATTGCTTTTTAATTCCATACAAATGTTCAATTGCTAATTCGTGAACGTATGTTTTTGCGGTTTGACTTAACAACTCACTTTTTGAACGTGGCGAGGTCATAATTTTTCCAAGTGCTGAACATCTTATTTTCATTTTAAAGTCTTTAAAGCGTTAGTAATTAATGCAGTTCTATTTTGGTCTGCATATTCTTGAGTAATGTGACCATTTTTAACCATATCTTTAATAGCCTTGTTAATTACTCTTACCTTCATAACATCATCATTATTACGTATCGGTTGCTTGTCGCGTGTTATTCTTATACTTTTACTCATATCTCATTAAGTTTAGCTTGTTGAACTTCGGTTAATTGAAACTTGGCTAAGTCCGTTTTTTTAGCGTCGCCCCTTTCAATTGCTTCAAGTGCCTTTTGGAATCTTTCGTCGCTTATTAAATTGCCTTGCGTTTTAACAGCCTCAGAACTTAAATTAGCGTCGTCGTCAACAGCTTGTAAACTTAAAAGTGACTGCAAAGTGTATCGTCTGAAATAAGTAACCGCAGAACCTATCTTTTGAGGGTCTAAAATTTCAGGTAGTTTCATTTCACTACATACATTTTCGCCTGTTTCAGCATCAATAATGTAAGTTTTAACGAATCCGTTTTCAATAGGTTGTAATAAAAGCAAATTGTGTTCTAATAAAACTGGCTCAACTTCAGCAATAATTGCGTTAATGTCAGCGTAACTACTTTTAAAATGAGGGTTCTTTGAGTTCTTTGCAACTTTTCCGATTGCTTGTTTTGCTCTCCATAACTTAAAATAAAAGTTTTGTGGCGTTGGGACTGCGTCCTCTAAAGGTTGTTTTTTCATATACTCTGTTTTTAAATTTGTGCTAAGTTAATAACTTTTTTTTAATCAACAATTTTTTTTAGTTTTTTTCCGAGTAAATCGTCTAAGCGTATTAAATTCCTTACATAATTCACGTTGATGTCGTCAGTTTGATAAACGAAGTTTTTAGACTTTTCTTTTATTGTGTCGATATTCTCTATTATTTCAGGATAACCGAAGCCCTCATAAGCGTTTATTATTTGTTTAATGGCGTGTATTACTGTTGAGTGGTCGCGCCCGAATTCCTCTCCGGCTTTCTGTAAACTTTTACCACCTAACCAACCCCAAACCATTCCGATATTACGCCACATTACGACTTCTTGTCTTCGTGTTTTTAACGTTTCACCCTCGAAAATAAACGGGCAACTGTTGTAGAAGTCGACCATTTCAAAAGACGAATAATTAATTAATTTACTTATTTTACCCCTTTGTAGTTTCATTCTCTTTTGCTTTTAATATTTGTAAGTATAGGTCTAGGTTAAAATTTCCCCCTTTGTCGCCTTCGTGTTTCTGACCTCTCCAATAATTTATAATTGTGTTTAAGTCGATGTATTTCATAAGTCTATTTTATAATCGTTTAACGTTTCGTTGAATTGCTCGTAAATCTTATTAAGAATTTCGTATTCTTTTTCGTCGTGGTCTCCGTGTTTCCATTCACTACGAATCCAATTTTTAAAGTCGTGTAATGCGCTGAAATAGTCTCCGCCTCGCAAGTGAAATTCAGCCTCTTCGTAGTCTTCAAATTCAAGTGTAATTTTCATAATTCAATTATTTGGGTTAATACTCTTTTATAACTTTCTATTAATCGTGTTTTACCACGTTGACAAGTGTCGATTTTATCCTCTGAATGTTTTTTAAATCCGTTAGGTGCTGCAATCTCTACGTTGTATCTTAACATCTCGTCAATTTTATGTTGCATCTCGTTAGCCAATTCAAGCAAGGCTTCAGCTTTGTAATGCAATTCTTTTATTTGTTTAATATTCGTCTTCATATTCGTCTATTTCTTCGTTAATAATTCCTGTACCTTCGCAAATTTCACAAGCTACAATCTTAGAGCAACCACCGCAACACATTGAAGCTGGTAAATCGCAGTCACCTATAACCTCCTCGTATCCTGTGCCGTCGCATTCTGAACATTGAACCTCTTTCATAGCGTTTCAATTAAACCGATTAATAAACTAATTAGTAAAAATGCAATTAAAAAATCTCTGTAAATTTTCATGTTCTCTGTTTTTAAAGGTTAGTAATTAATTCTAATCATATCTTCGTTAAAGTTTCCTAAGTTGTCACAAGCCCATTGAACCGCACTTTCATAACTGTTAAAATAAATAACTTCTTTTTGGAAACCGTTTTCTTTGTTTAAGAAAGTAATGTAAAATTGATTTTCTGTTTTCATAATTTCTGTTTTTTCGTTGTTGATTACCTTACAAATGTACATAACTTTTTTATTTGTGAACAATTATTTTAATATTTTTTTCAATTATTTTTAGTTTGCCAGTATTTATTAAGGTTATAGGCTGAAAAAAAAGATAAATATTTAAGGCTATAAGCATAAAAAAAGCGGTATTTCTACCGCCTTAATTAAACCTAACCGAAAAAACAGAGTATTTTAGTGAACAACTAAGCGCCTAAATTAACGAATATTTTTCTGTTTTAATCTAAATGTTAATAAATCTGTATAGGATTTTTGAGATAAAATAAAAGTTCCCTTTTTACAGTCGTGACATTTCATTTGATGTTTAACCGTACCTGCTGCGGTGACATAACCAGCGTGTCTACCTATGTTATAACTTGAACAATGAGGGCAACTGTATTTTTCCTCTCCAAAAACAACCCCGTAATGCTGTGTCGGTTTAATATAAGGCTCTAATTTATGGTAAACTTGCTCTAATATTTGAACGTCTTTCTTACAATACTCGACCATCCTATCGAGGGCTTCAGGGTCTTTATTTAAAACTATCCTTTTCCACGTTTCAAAACCCCCATTTTCTAACTTTCCCGAACCGAGTAAAATCTTACCTAAATAATCGAGTTTATTAGAATTAAAATAGAAGCCATTTTTAGCCTTTTTAAGCGTGTCAATTGATACGTAGTGAGCTAACATATCAACGCCTTGCATAACTGCTCTTGTACGTAGCCATTTCGTGTCAAATCTATCTGAGTTGTGTCCGACTATTTCGTGCGCTGAATTTAAGACCTTAATAAAGTCTTTTAATAACTTCTTGTCGTTTTGCTTTTTGTCCCACGTTAAAGAATGAACTTCGTCTTTGCCTTCCCACTTCCAGCAAACGCAAATTATTTTACGTTCTTCGATAATGTTATCGGGGTCAATGTTTAGATTGTAGCCACTACGCCACGAAAAAACAATATTTGGACTTACTTCAATATCGAAAAATATACGTTTTCGCATATAAAAAATGGGTTTTTGTTTGATTTATATTCTTTTACATATAAAAAAAGCGGTTGTTATTCCGCTTCAAACTCGTCTACAATTACGAAAGACCACGTTTTCTGTGGTTTAAGTAGGTTAAGTATATTGTAAAATTCAGGTATATTATTAAACACTAAACAACCCTCTGACCAACCGCCTATACTTTGAACTATTGTTTTGCTTTTAAGGTCGTGACTGGCAGCGTGAAAGTTAAAACCTCTAATATCGTTCTTTATTTCCGTAGTTGGGTTCGTCTTTCCGTCGGTTGTAAAGTCTCTTCTATACGGGAAGCCTTTCGCTTGAACTCCCGCGGGTGTCTTCCCTCTGTGAAGTCCTAACTTATAACCGTCGTAATTCCACACGTTAGCCTCAACAACTCCCGTTCCTTTGTGTCCTTTATTAGTAGTGCAACTTGTAACCGTGACAAATTTTTCGCCTTTGAAAATATAGCACTTATCATCAAAGACGTTCGCCTGGTCTTCGTTTGACCTAACGAATAAAGCCCAATAATTAGACGGTATGCTTTCAAAAGAATCTAGGCTTTTAACCTTTTCAAGTAATTGTTTGTCGGTGTATTTTCTTACGTTACTCATAAACCTATTTTTTTATTTGATTTTAAAAGTACAATAATTAACAAGACAAGTCCTAAAATAATACCTAAAAACTTTAAAGTTGAACTAAACGAAGTCTTTTTTTCTTTCGCTATTTCTTTTCTATCCGTCTTTGCGTCTTGTTTTATTTCTTCGCGCTTAGTCTTTGCGTCTTGTTGAATTTGTTCTTTGATTATTTTATATTCGGTTCGTGTTTGCCACCTTGTCTTAGGTACGTAAACCGTGTTATTTTGTACAATAGTATCTCGGTAGTTATAGAAATACTCTTTTTGCCCATTCTTAATTATTGAATCTTTAAAGTAATATCTTATCGTATCTATTCTAGTTTCAATTTGTGCGCCTTTCTTAATTGCTTTGTTTAGGTGAAAACTTGCTGAACACGAATAAAAAAACAATAGCAACCAAGTAAGTAAAACCGCAAATAAAATTGATAGTATTTGTCTAATATCTAAATTCACTCCTGAAGTTCTTTTTTAACGTCTTTAACTTTCCTAACTAAACTCGTAATTTTTGCAATAAACGAATAACCTTTAACCTTAGTGAAACTTTCGTCCATTGATTTTACCTCAATTGAAATAAGAACTAAAGCAAGTAGTTTCGTGCTGAGGTGGTCAACAGCAACAACCGTTTGCGTTAAGTCGTTTAAAATATAGTAATCAGTAGCGTAAGTAATAATAACTGCACAGCAGTAAGTTATAAGTTTAGGAACGAACCCGTGTCTTAATTTTTTTGACTGTATGCTTTCACCTACATTGTGAGCTTTCCACACACCGAAAAAAGTATCGATAATTGTCGATAACGCCACAAGCAAAACGATAAACTTTATCGGGCTTAAAAAGACCAACAAAGAATTAAATAAAGCTATAAAATAAGTTTTCATCCTAAGGCTAATGCTTTTAACCAGCTTCCGTTCACTGGTGTTAAATTTTCAACTAATGCAATTGACTGTAATAAATCTCTACTTGTTCTTGTATTAACCCCAACCTTTTCGGCAATACCTTGTAAAACGTTTGTCTTATATACAGATAAGTCTACTTGATAACCTATTGCAACGGCATTTAACCAACTACCTTTATTTGGTGTTCTTTGTCCTTTGCGTCTTGCCCACATTTCTATATCAATCATATTATTAAAATAGAGTTAGTAAATCCAGTATCTTCTTTTTTACTTGGTTTAATATCCGAGTCTTTGTTCAGTTCAGAAATAAACTCAGGATATAAATCTTTATTTTCTTTTAAGTATCTAAATAACCTAGTTTCGTAAAAACTCGCTTTTTGTGCGTAGTGTTCCATCGAAAAAACAACTTCGCCTTGTGTCACTTGGCTTGAATAGTCTCCGAATTGTTGTTGAATACCTTTATTTTTAAGTTGGTAAGATAAGCCGAAAACGGCATCTTCAGCACTTCGCCACGCTACAACTGGCTGAATATATGTAACAAGAGTTTCTTCGTCGTTATTTAAAGTCTGTGCATTATAACCCGTTAACATATAGTTATAAAAGTACGTTCCTAAAATTGGCTGTACTCTCATATCAGATTGTGTTTTAATATACGGGACAACGTCGTTAACGTCTACATTTGCCGTTATAGGTGTTTGCGTTTTTAAGTAGTTTTCAGTTATAAAGTAAATCATTGCGCTGGTGTTTGTTGGTTAACAGCTTGTTTGTCTCTTGTAACGTCACCACCTTCAACGGGTGGCAAAGAAGCCATTGCACGAATTTCGTTTATTGTCATTGACTCAAGCACTTTAGTAGCAAGTAAAGGTGACATAGTGTTTAATGCGTCGCTAACTGCGTTCGTATCTTCGTCAAGTTCGATTATTGTTTCGTTTACTATTTGGAAGTTATTTATTGAAAACGTTGCTTTTAAACCGCCTATCTCAAATAGTTCGTTAAAGATGTCTTCAATAATAGTTCTTAAAGGTATAATCGTGTTTTTCTCGAATATAATGTACGCCTGTTTAATGTCCGAACCGCTTCCAAGTTTTCCGCTAACTCGAATACCCATTAATATTGGGTCGATAATATGCGCTTGACAAATCTTTGAATCAATACTTTCAGTTGTATTTTGAAACAAGTTGTCGTTTGAGTTTGTCGGTATGTTCTCAATTTTCGGAAGGCTTTCCTCATTGTTTGCAAAAAAGGCAATTGCTTTGCCACCATTTGCACTTCCTTTCGCCTTGTCAATAGTGTTTTTAATTGCTATTTTTTCCTCTTCTGACTGCGGTTTTTTTGGGAACATCATTGCAAAAGACGGGAAAATTGAATTTATTATATTACTCTTTTGCAAGTAACTCATCTCACCATCCAAAAACGCCCAATTCATTGCACTTGAATATTGCGGAATGGGATATACGTCTTGTCCTACTGAATGATTCTCCCAAACATACAAACATTCTAATTGACGAACTCCGAACTTATAAGGCTTTATAGTTTTAATCTCTATTTGTGAACTCCAATCGTCGCAAATAAAGTAATTTTCTTTATACTTGTCGGTTCGAACCTTTTCCGCACCTATGTGTTTAATTTTTATTAGGTCTCCTGACTGGTTAAAACAAAGGTAAAAGTAAAGTCTATTGTGGATAATAACGTCTTTCGTTACTACTGGCACTATCTTTTTTAGGTTTACTCTTTTATCGAATGTATAAACGTCAACTTTTTCTATTGCTGAAGCGTTCTTATCAACTGTAATTTCAAAACCACCACCAACACAAGCGTTTGTTTTATAATCAACTATTGCACCGTGTAACGGGCTAGTATAGTACATTTGATTAAGTAATTGAGGGTAAAGGTCGTCAGAACCAAATCTTATTCTACCGTTAACAACTTGTCTTGAATTAACGTAAGGTAGTGAAAGGTTGCCTTCACCTACTTTTAAAAACGGTGTGCTAAACGCTTGATAGTTGTTACCTTCGACAACTTGAACGCTTTCTTTTTTACCTCCTATTTCTATTCCGAATATTTTCATTTAATCGTATATTGAATTTATTGTTTCACCTGCAACTACCATACGTCCCTCTTCGACTAAGTTTAAGCCTATTACATTCGTGTTTTCGTCTATTACAATAGGGTCAGGACTTTCATAAACTGAATAAGTATATTGACCTTTTATTAAAGTCAAGTCTACACCCTCCTCTAAAGTGAATAAATTGTATCTGTTTGTATATGGTGACGTGTCAACACCTACCCAGTAAATAGGCTCGGTTGCCGTGTTAAATTCGTTCTCAAAGACGAATAACCAAACAGGGGCTACAATGGTAGCGTTTTCGGTTAACGTCAAAACAAAAGTGTTTATTTGTCCTTTATCTAAATAAATCATCTTATTTAATAATAGTAATAACTACGTATTTGTTTTAAAATAAAAAACCCCCGAAGTTAATCGAGGGTCTTTCGTGTTTGCGTAGTTTATTAGATTATTGTAGGAATAACGTCAGGGTCTACTTCATATGCGAGGTTTTCAGCTTCCGCAGTTAATACAAGTGAGTATTTAGAACCGTCAGCTTTTGCCGTTCCTGAACCTTCACCGTATGCAGTTACCTGAACTTTCTCAAAGTACCAATACTTTCCGTTTCCGTCAAGAACGATTACCGCCAAATCTCTTTGACCTTCGCCAAGAATTTTAATTGCTCTTGATTTCGCGCCTTCACGTCTGTGGAACATTAAGTTGATAGTTTGAGTAACGAAAGACGAACCGTTAATTAAATCAAT